TAGGTACTGGTGTAGTAGGCAGCCACGTTGGCCGGTACTGCCACAGTGAGTGCATTGATTTGATCAAGATCCCGAGTGGTCACTGTGTTTACAAAGGCAGTGGCCAACTGCGGCAATGACAGTGTGCTGACATTTTTTATCTGTTGCAGGCTCACACTCACGGCCTTGCAGGCCAAGGCTTGGTCAGCGGGTATAATTTTGCTCAGGCGTTCGTAGGTAATCATGCTGGCACCACTGTTAGTACGTACCTTGGCAGGTACTGTAACAAATTGCTGTTGACATTACCAGTTGCATCTAGATAGATGGCTCGCAACTCACTAGTGGTATTCTGATTATAGGTTCTCACTGTGAGGCTGGCATAACTGGTGGGGAAGATTTTTACAGGATTCAACAAATCGGCCATGGAGGTCAGGCCCGGGTTTTGAGGCTGTGTTGTGTTGACCCCTGCCACTGGCAAAGTAACTCCAAGAATGTTGCACACCTGTTGCAGTGCCACATCAGTTACCAACAGCATGGCCCGATATAATTTGGCCTCTTCAGTATCAGTCAGTGTGGCATCAGGATCAGTAATGCGTTCAATCTGTGTGGCAGAGAATCCCACCTGTTTTAGTGCTATGTTGATTCTAGGAGTTAGATTGGTCACTGTGGCCAACTGGCGGAACACAGTACTAGGCAGTCCAAAGTTGCCTAGATTGTTCAAGTCAATAAGATAACCAAGTCGGGCCAGGTCACTACCAAACGAAGGCAAGGCCAAATTGACATCGGTCAAGTTGCCAGTTATCAAACTGTTCATGGTAGTGAACGTACTGCCCAAATAGGTTTGACTGTTGTAGGCAGTGTTGATAAAATCGTTGTTTTGATTTATATACCCTTGTGAGGCCGAAAATACCTGAGCAAACACTGTGGTGTTGCCTTGGCCCAAATATGTATTACCAATGTTGGTTATGACTCCAGTAAATCCCCCAATGCTGTTGCCAAAAGAAGCATATGATGGATTGGCGGCTATTGTGGTCTCAGGGACTTCTTGGTTGGGAGTTATTGTATAATCACCTGCCCCGCCACTGCCACTGATGTCGGCTGTGATAAAAGTATTTGCACTGGTTCCCACAGCACCTATTTGCAGTCCCACATATATGGGATTTGGTGCCGGTGTACTGGTCACTGTCAATGTGTTACCGGTAATGCTGCCACTGAACGTGGAGTAGTTTGTGGTGAATGTTGTTTGTATTCTTGGGCCCAGTACATTGCCTATGTTGCTGGCATAGGCTGAAGGCGTGCTGTCTGCCAGGGCAGGACAACTGTTGGCTGCCATGATCTCAAGACTGGTCAGCGTGGAAATGTTTAGATTTGCATTGGCACTGTTGCCCAAGGCCACAAACAATGGCGCAAGAAGTGTGGTGCCGGTGTAGGAGGCAATGGCATTGGTAAAATCTGTAGCAATGGCCACACCTTGATTGTTGCTGAGTGTGGCACCTGCAATCATTTGTAGTGGGGTCAAAATTGATGGCACAGTTATCTACCAATAAACACAGTTTGACTACCAGCGGCTACACTAGTACAATCGGTTATACCGCTGCCAACGTAGGCGGCTGCCTTGCCATTTATGAAAACACTACTGGAACCTTGAGCAATGGCCGGAGTATGATCGGTACACTTGATTAACTTACCAACCACTGCAATTGCAATGCCGTAAGGTGGTGGTACAAATTTTGCGGCCAGACCTGCCGCAGTACCTGCCGCACCGGCTACCCCGCCGCCTTTTTTGTGGGCGGTGACTGAATCGCCCACACGTGCCGCGGCTTTGCCATCTGTAAATACATCAGCACTGCCGTTTGCTATGGTAAAGGGAGAGCAGTGCGGTACACATTTGTCAGTCTTTCTTGCGGCTGCTGGCATATTCTATTTCCATTAATCTTTCAAATCGGTCTTGCCACTGATCAATTTCTTCATGATCTTGATCAGTGTGCGGTCCAGGAGGGATCTCAGGAGCAAACTCAATCACGTGATCAAACTCACCGGGAATTTGCTCATACTCTGTGTATTCCAACAACTGATCGTTGCGCATGATCACAAAGCGATGTCCCATGGTGTATTTATGGAATTAGAAATCTGGTGTTTTAAACCATTTGTATGTTGGTCGTGCTCTGCATGTATTGACTGGCAAACTGTTTGTCTGAAGTCACAGCCACAGTCACAGTGCCTTTGGCTAGTCCAATGGTTTTGTCCGGACTCACTGTGAACAAGTAGGGCAACAAGCCAGGTCCGTTTGGGCCCATGGCAATTACCATGGGTTTGGTCAAGCGATAGTGTGTGTCAGTTTCTTTGTCCAGTCGAGCCACAATCTCCTCACCTGATGTGAGTTTGAGTGTGACCACATCGCCTTCGGCAAGTCCTTTGTCAATTTCAAGTAGCATTTGTTAACCTTTGTCTAAGTTCTGTAAATCCACCCACCAATTCTTCGTCTAGAAAAATTTGTGGTACTGTTCTTGCACCTGGCACAGCCGCCAGCAAATCTTCTCGGTCCCAACCGTTGTTGATGTTGCGTTCTTCATATTCAATGCCCTTCATCTTGAGCAAGGCCTTGGCCTGATCGCAATAGGGGCAGTGATTCTTTGACCATACAATGGCTTTCATAGTGTTCTCCTTGTAGTTTTTATAATTCTGGTAATTCTTCATAGTCCAGTTGGTCGGACATGACTCCAATAACATAGTTAGTCGATTCAGACTCTTGCAGTGCAGTTTGTTTCTTGCTGGTGTCCACGTGTTTGGTGAACCAAGGAATGGGTGTTGAGCGTGGGTGATCTTCAGTGTACTTGATGCCAATCTCTTTGAGTGCATTGAATGCTGTGAAGTCCACAAAGTCTTTAAGAATATTAGCGTTCAATCCAATCACTGGACCTTTCTGGAACAAGTAGTCAGCCCAGGCTTTTTCTTCACGGATCACATCCAGGTACATTTGGTATACTTCGGCTTCACATTCGGCCTTGGCAGCGGCAAAGCGAGCATCCTCTTTGATGACTTGATTGATCAACCAACCGGTCCACTCTTTGTGTAGCATTTCGTCTTGCAGAATCAACTGAATGATGTTGCCGTTACCAATAAAGATCTTGTTTTCTACCATGGCCAGACTTGTGGCAAAACTTACCATGAACCTGAATGCTTCCAATGCGTAACTTGCGTTGAGTGCCAACCAGATAGCCCGTATATGGGAATGGTCAGTGACTGCATCAAATCCTAATTCTTTCCGGCAATTTATTCTATGCAATTCGTCGTAGTAGTTGCCCACGCTGGATGCCATGTCCACAATCTCTTGTGTGTCATGGATCGTGTTGAACACATCCTTGGGCACATTGTAGATGTTGCGAATGATATGACTGTAACTGCGACTATGGATGTTGGTTTCAAAGAATGTCCAGTTGTATACCAAACTTTCCAGTTCAGGAATTGATACAACAGGTGTAAAGATTTGACTGGGACCACGTCCTTGCAAACTGTCCAAGGCTGTTTGCCGCAACAGGTTTGATGTAAAGATATGCTTGACTGTGTCTGATGCATCTTTGAAGTCTTGTGCATCTTTGGTCAAACTGATTTCTTCTGGCACCCAAAAGAATCCACGTGCTTCTTGTTCGTACTTGACCAGTTTGTTGTATTTGACTTCTTCAAAGCGTTGTATGGTAACTGGACCTGCTGGATCCAGAAACATCTTGCGACTGAGATAATCTGTTTTTGTTTTTAAATTGTATTGTTGTTGGCTCATTTGTATTTTCCTGATGCAAGTACTATCTTGCAAATATGTTCTAGTCTCTCTATGTGCTCATAGGCACGCCATGGTGTGACATCAATGGCCACAACTCCATGTCCCTTGATACCCACTATGTCGTAGGTAATATTGCCTGCTGTATCTAATCCCAAATTGCGATGGCATGCATCAGCAAGTTCTTGACTGATGGGTGCTACGTCTCCTACATTGGGTGCTACTCGTGTGTAACGGTTCAGTTCTGGAAATTCGTTACTGACCGTGCTCAAATCAATACCGGCATGCATGGCCGCAATGCAATAGGTTGGATGCACATGAACTACTACCCTAACGTCATTACTGTGCTGACCCATTTCCTTCTGTAATCCAAAATGCAGAGGTATCTCTCCACTGGGTTTTAAGTTAGAACTGATGTCGGTATAGACTTCTTCTTGCCAATGTAGACTACTTACAATCTTAATCTTTTTGAACTGATCCGGTTGCATGGTCTGCTTACGCACACCACTCGGAGTAATGTAAAAATGGTCACGGTCGTGATGCCGTATAGAGATGTTGCCATCTCTACTGGTTATCCAATTGCGTTTGTACGCATCAACTAATATGTCACAACAGGTTTCTAACATGTTAATTGTTCCAATGTCTTACCACGCCAGCAATAATGAAACAGCAGGTTACCACATGTATTGCTACCCAAAAAGTTTTGAGGAACAATGCAAGACGTGCTTCTCGCAAAGTGAGAATAGGCACATCTGGACGGTCATGATCACTCTCGCCCATCAAGTGCCCAGTAGCCCGGGCCCAGATTCGTTCTACGCTGTTCATAACTTGCAGGCCTCACAGTCTTCGCTCTCAAGATCAAAGTCAATAACTTCAAGAGGCGTCACTTCATCTACTTGTTTACTACCTTGCTTGTTGATCAGGCTGTAGTAGAATGTTTTCAGGCCCCAGTAGTGTGCCTGCATTAGATTCTTGGCAATCAAGGTAGTTGGTACCTTACGATCTGCAAAGTGTGCTGGATTGTAGAAGGTGTTTGTACTGATACTTTGATCAACATAGGCCGCAAGCACAGCCGCTGTCTTTAAATAACCATCACAGTCTTTTTGTGCCCACATCATTTGATATCGATTCTTCAACTTGTGGTACTCGGG